ATTTAACTAATTAACAAATAAAACAAAATAAAAAAAAAAAAAAAAAAAAAAAATGAAAATGCCGTAAACACCGTAAACACCGTAAACACTAAGCAAAAAAGTAAACAAACTCAGAACTTTATAAAAGGCCCGGCTGTTTACACCTGTTTACATTGTTTACACTTTTCTGGGAAAAATGGCCTTATTGATAGAAAACACTCTCTGTTCTATACTGCGGAAAACAGGATTTGGACATGTCATCTACAAAAGAGAAGATCGAAGAAGAACATGGTCGGCAGCTAACAAATCGGCAAATGACCTTCGCTAGGTTTATTGTTGAGGGGGTGTATTCCAATGCGGAATGTGCGCGTAAAGCAGGGTATGCAGAAGACCTCGCTAACAAGCAGGCATCGGTTTTGTTAAATGGTCGAGATTACCCACATGTCGTAGAATATATCGCTCAGTTGCGAGAGGAGAGAGAACGTCTGTATGGCGTCAGTCTTATCGGTCAACTCGAACGGTTCTATCAGCTATCCCGAGGTGCTGAAGAGGCAGGTCAATTTTCGGCTGCTGTCAATGCGGAGAAGATACGATCAGCATTAGGTGGTTTGACCATCGACAGGCGTGAGAACATCAACACAATGGATCAGTTATCAAGAGACGAAATCGTCGCTCGTCTTGCTGACCTACAGAAAAAATACCCTCAGGCATTTACTCTTGAAGGGCAGTACAAGGATGTGACCGATGAGCAAGGGTCCAGAGTCGAACTTTTGGAACACGATCAGGCAGAACTTGCCGAAGAAGTGCTTCGCCACGAGGATTGAAAACAAGCACGGCGGCGGTGTTCCTGATGTTCATATGGTCTGGGATGGGCGACCTTTCTGGATGGAATTGAAAGTAGCTAAAAGTAACAGACTAAATGTCTCTCCTCAACAAGTAGCTTGGAATATGGCTTATTGGGCGCGAGGTGGGGTAAATTTTTTCTTAGTTAAAGCCCCCTCGCACAAGTGCATATATTTGTTTGAGGGCAACCAAGGTCCAACATTAGTAGGTGCGGGGTTGTCGGGTCTGGAGCCAGTCGGGTCGGGGGTCGGGTCGGTCGGGTCGGGGTCGGGGCTTCAAGGTTCTCGGTTCAAGAACGTACAAGATTTATACATATATCTAGATGAACATCTTAATGAAAAGTATGGGCGGGACCCGAAGGTCCCTAACCTTAGTGTTGTACAATAGCGATGGATTTAGCTTTTGCGGATCCCTTGCATAATCTGCAATCCGCGCATTGGACGCGGCGACCCATTTCCTTGGACGCTGGGCAAACTGTTTCGTTTTGCTTGTCAACTTCGCCAAGATTAGCGACCGCGCGAAAGGTCCGGCGACCGTTTGCCCAATGCGACGCAGCTTCCAAATAGCTATCCGCAGATTGCATTGCAATGTCTGGACGCCATGGTTTCTGGTGGGTATACGCCATCCAGGTTTCGGATTCTGTTAACAATTGATCCCAAATAAAACTTGGAATTGCAGCTGGATCGCCATACGTCCCGACTCTAACGACTCGATTTAAACCTAATAAGATCCTGTCGGATTGCGTGGTCGCCATAGGATAGACGCCGCGTTGATATGATTTCCACACTAGCAATGGGCCTTGATCAATGCGAACGTAACATTCACGCTCTTTTGCAATCTTGCGTTTTGGGTCTGCTGTTGGTTTGCCGCGCATAATACAATCGCCACAAATTGAAACGTCCAAACCTTTTTTGCTACCTAGGCGCGGGTCGATATCTTTTAGCAAAATATAGGTTTGCAAAACTTGGCCTGTTTTAGTGTTGCGGTCTGAATAGGTCGCAATTGCCACAATTGGTTGGCCGTCAATTAAGCTAGGTCCGTCATATATAACGCCAGCTTTTAATTGTTTATTAACCATTTTTTGATTTCCTCTGGTTAGTTTCTAAAAGGCGAAATGCCTATAAAAACAATATCGTAGCGCGTCGGGAATTGCAAGGCCAGGATTGCGTCGGGTCGGGTCGGGTCGGGATTTAACTTGGTTCAAGATCCAAGGCGCGCGGCCCTTTAATAGATTAAGTTTAATATATTAAATGAATGAAGGCGGATCGAGGGCAGCGGCTCATCTTTCGATGAGCCACGCGCCGATGTATAGAACAACGATGATTGATAAAAGAAATATACCTAGTGCCATGATCAGCGTTCCTTGTAAAAGAAAAGGGGGCTTGCGCCCCCTTGGTTAGTCTAGACAACTGATCAATTCTTTGATCAGCATCGAGGCCCCTGCTTTAGACAAGGGAAATGGAATTTCGATCACTGTCGTGATCGTCTTAACGTCTGGCTCTTTGCCAGTGTTAAGTTGAATATTGATCGCAGCTTTAGCGCGACGATCACGGACCTGTGTGGTTAGGTCGTTAAGTTTCCACAACTGTTTAGATGTGGCAGGGATAAAAGTAGATTGTCCGATGAGACACCTTCCTTTTAATGCGTGGGGGCTTGCGCCCCCACTAGGTTTAAACAGAATACAAATCGCGCCAGTCTGGATCAGCGTCGATCAACTGACCATACTGTATAATTTCACGCGCATATGTATCGCCAAGCTCGTAACGCCCTTCATCCATCATGGGTGAAGTAGCAGCAACAAACCAACGCGCATAAGGGTCTTTCGCTTCAGCGTCTGGGTGCTTATACGTTTTAAGTACTTTCCACACCCAGCCCGATGAATTGGCATAGGTCGCGTATGGTTGTTCTTGTGTTCTAGTTTTTCCGAAGGGTGTTCTTGGCATTGTTCATTTCCTTTACTGCTAGTTGATAAGCCATGATCGCGATCATCATTGCGTGGGCTTTGTCCCCGTCGTGTGATCTGATCCGTTCCGTTAATTCCTCCCAGTCTTCAGGGGTGTTGATTAGTGTGGTCATCATGACCACACCAGTTTTTTGTATGGAACGCATGTTGCGTTTTCGTTGAATGCTGCTTCACCATGAAGGGCAATGTATTGCGCCTTGTTTGGGGCGCGGTATTGGTAGTGTGAATGAACGCGTTCAGCTAGTTCTAGTTCAATCGCGTTGTCTTCAATCTTGGCAATCTCAGCTTTCAACATTGCATCAAGTTCCTTGCGCACGTTTGATAGATATGTATGCGCCTCTTGCAAGTTGCCTTCAGCTTCAAGTTCCGTTGCGATCTTTAATACTCTGGATATGTTTTTCATTGTTTCTTTCCTTGTTAAGTTGCGCCCCCGAAGGGGCGCGTTGTCATTATGCTACTGCTTGTTTTTGAGTAGCTGCCGCATTGTATGTTTGCTGAGTGCGATACTCTGCAACGTCAATGCGTGACTGCATTTCGCGTGCTAGTTCTTGCGCAGCTTGCACAATGATTGAATTCACATCGCGTGATAGTTCGCTGATTGCATCGATCTTGTAGTTATATTCCTGCACGCTGATTGCATCGCTTAGTGCTTCAGCGAGTGTGCTTGCAGTGTTGATATCAAGTTCGATTGTGATTGTGTTACCGTTTGATTTTACAAATTGCATGATCATTGTTCCTTGTGTTGATCATTTCTAAAATGAAGCACCATGCTTCATAACGTAGTTATGACAGATAATTTGCATGTGGTCAACAACTGATTTGCATGTGGCATGGTCGGTCGGATCGGTCGGATCAGGTCCGAGCCAGTCCCAAGGCTCGATCGCGCGGGGGTTACTCTGTCCGATATCTGACCGCAGCGACCCATCGGGGTTGGCCCCGCCCCCTTGACGCGCGGCCGGGTTTGTGTGGAACTCGCTTACACACAAGGTTTTGTAAATTCATTCGTGTATAATTTCATTGCTAGGAGTCCCTAGCCCCCAAAAAAATCGCGGGTGTATTTTCATTCGGGTTTGTTGTAGAGTGTAGAAGACAAATCCACGGAGCTAGAATATGGATCCATTAACAGAGTTGGGTTTTTTGCCAGGCGAGTATGAGATTCGCACAAAAGGCCAACAACTTATGAAATTGCTTAGTGCGGTAGATCCGGCTCAAGGAATCCTTCGTGGTATGGAAGCTAGTGGTCGTGCCTTTGATTCTAGTTTACCAGCGGATGTCCGCAAACAGGCGGGTATTGATGCGGCGTTGGAGACGATGGCTCCTGCTGGTATTTTGGGGATAGGTACATTAGCTAAACAGCCTGCCAAGGCGGCGTTGTTAGATATGTTGACCTTGACTGGAGCACCGAGTTCCATGGTTCGAGAACCTGGGACCTTGACTAAGGGACGGAATGCGCCGAGGGGTGCGCCTGAGGATCCGAGTCGTCGTAAGTTCATGGCAGGGATAGCGAGTTTACCTGTTGCTGCGTCAGTTGCGCCTGATATTTTGAGCGGGATGGCTGAGAAGGGCGTTAAGGGAGCGGCGAAAGTTTCTACAAATGCTTTGGATAGTGCTGCTGCGAACATGGATATGTTGAAGAAGATGATTTTGGATTTAGAAAACAAGCGTTATGACGCTGAGTTTGAGGATATTCCGGACATTGAAACCAGGGGGCGCGTGAGTTTGACTCCTTCTGAGGTTGGTAAATTTGACGAGAACATTGCTCGGCATGAGGGTGCGATTAAAGAGATTGATAATGAGATTGACATTACTGAGCTTGAAGTAACGGATCAGATGAACGAGATGTTTGACATTATTATTGATGATCCTGACGTTTTGAAGGGGGCTTCGAACGAGTCTTTGGAGGCTTTGGCTCAGGAGTTTTATGATAACTCTAAGCAGATTATCAGTGGGGATCAGATTCGGGCGATGCCTGAGGGTTCATCTGCTCGTATGCCGTTTGATGAGTTGGCGAAGGAGATTCGCCGTCGCGGGTTGGATAATGCGAAAACTGAGAACGGGTTTAACAAGTACTCGTATTCGAAGACTTTTGCGGAGGACATTTTAACACCCACACCCGATCCGTGGTCTTCGGTTAGTGCCGCCGATTTAACAGTTACACGTAGGTAAGGAATAGAAATGGCTGATTTCAGACAAGCGTTGGGCCAAAGTGAGAGTTCTGGTCGTTATGATGTGGTAAACCCAGAGGGATATACTGGGAAATATCAGTTTGGTTTGGATAGGTTGTCTGATTATATGAAGGCGACTGGTATGCGTTTTTCGATGGATCAGTATCGGAACAATCCTGCTTTACAGGAGCAAGTACAGGCGTGGCATGAGCAGGACATCATGAACTACGCGTTGGACAATGGCTTGGATTATTACATAGGTAAGAATGTTGGCGGTGTACAGGTTACTCCTGAGGCATTGATGGGGATGGCGCATATTGGTGGTAAGTATGGTATGCGTAAGTTCTTGGAGACTGGTGGGCGTTACGACCCTGAGGATAAGAATGGTACGTCTATAAGTGATTATGGGCAAAAGTTTGGAGGTACTCGGACCTCGGCTCCTGCTGCATCGGAGGCTTCTGCTCAAGCACCGCAACCTCAGATTGACCCGAGATTGCTTCGTGCAGCGCAGGTTCTTGGTTCTTTGCCCTCTGACATGCGGGATCCTCACATGGAGGCTGGGATAGCGAGTGCGATTCAGTCGCAGGTTCCGGGTATGAAGGAGGGCGGCATGGTTCCTCGTCAGACTATGATTAACGATCAGCCG